ATTCCTCGATCATGTCGGCGGCTTCCGCGCGGTCGATGGCGTAGTCGGCGGTCATTGGAACGACCCCCGCGCTTGTGCTATGCCGTGCTCAGTCGCGGCGGTTCGTAGAACCGGGCTGGCCGTATCAGGAGAGTTGCTTAGGCCAGTGGATACCGCTTCGGCGGCTCCTTGCGCTCTCGCCGCGATACTCATGCCCGCACCAACGTCGCCATCGCGGACGATCCTGAGAGGTAGGGCGCCAGCGCCATGTCGATCGCCCGATAGCGGGGCGACTGCGGCGAATAGGGATCATACTCGGTTTCGAGCGGGCCGACCTTGCGGCGAACGACGGCGCGGGTGAGGTCCGCGTTCAACTCGCCGGCCAGCGCCTTCAACGCGAGGTCCGCGCAGGCGTTGGCGACGTCGGCGGGAAGGGTCGTCGAAGCGAGGTAGGTGTAGCGGTCGACCACGACGCACGAGCGCGGCCAATCGAGCGCTTGGGTGGTGGTGGCGCGAACGCCGGCCCAGCGCTGGCGATAGGCCTGCAGCATGTAGCGCGTGGCCTGGCGGAGATAGCCCTCTTTGAGCGCGGTCGTTGCGATTGCGGCCCATGCGGTGTTGCCGAGGGCGGCATGATGCGTGTCGGCGGCGGCTACGGTGATGTAGCTTTCTGCGTCGACTTTCGCGGTGCCATCCTCGACCACCAGGCTCATTTTTTGCCCTTGGCCTTCCTGCGCGGCTTGCGCGCTGGTTTCGGCTTGGCCGGAGCCTCTCGCACCTCATTGGAGGTCGGCGGCAATTCCGCGCCCGAGCCGTCCAGTTCGGCGGACAGTTCGACCTCTGGCGCTGGAGAGACATCGGCGTTGACCAGGTGATAGCCTTTGCCGTCGGGCCGCATGACGCGAACGGTGGGGATGATGCTCATGCCGCGTCTCCCAATTCCTGCCAGACCGGAGCCGCTTGCGTGCCGCTGTTGCGGTAGAGCAGCCCATTGGTGACATCGATGCAGAGGCAACCCGGAAGCGCCGTGCCGACGAACGATCCCGCGCCAGATGCGAGGACCGTGCGCGCCATTGCGGTGACGACACCGCTGCCATCGTCTGCCGAGCCGCTGTCGCTGGTGAGGATCGAAACCGACACCAGCTTGGTCGCCGGAATGCTCGCCTCGATCGCAGCAAGCACATCGGCGGCCGTGCTGGTGATCGCGCTGGCGGCTCTTGCGAGCGAGACGATGATCGCCGAGCCGACAACCGACACGGACAGAGCCGCGGTTACGCCGCCTGGGTCGAGATACTGAATGGAGATGCCGTCGCCGCCCGCACCATAAGCGCGAGCCGTGAAGGTCAGCGCATTGTCATCGCCCGCCGGATTGACGGCCAGCGTCGATTGCAGCGCGTCAACCGGCGTTCCGGCGAACGGGCACAGCAGGCCGCCAAAGGACAGAGCAGCCGCCGAGACAGCGAGCACGACGGTCGCGCCGTCGACCTTGAAATTGCGCTCGACCAGATACGGGCCGAAGCTGCGCGACTGGCTGGGCTGCAGAACTGCGCCGATCGCCGCATCCTCGACCTGGCTGATCGATGCGGGCTTGTCGCCTGCCGTCGCGGTGATCGTGTAGCCTGCCAGCAGTTTGTGAAGCGCCTGCATCCATTCTCTCCTGAAGGTCGAGGCCGGAGGGTCAACCTCCGGCCTCTAGGTCGGTCAGCCGAGAACGGTGGCGATGTGCTGCGGCTTCCAGGCCTTCCAGCCATAGACCGCGCGCACTTCGATCATCCGCTTGCGATAGCCCTTGTAGGAGGCGATCTCGAACACGAGGCCGCTGTGCGGGTCCTGCACGATCATCACGTCGTCGGCCGCATCCCCGCCTTCCGGCATCGCGGGCGGGCGCATGGCCAACTCGATCGCCGAACGGTGGAACATGAGGTTTGGCGTGTAGCTCGCGCCGACCGTGATCTCGGTCGTGTCCGCACCCGCGATGAGCAAGCCCGGCTCGTTGATGACGAGCTCGCCGGTGGTCGCCGCGATGGTCGTGCCGACGATATACTTGTTGGTGTCGCCGGCCAGCGCGACAACATCGCCCGCCTTGGCGCCGGTGGTGTTCACGGTGCCGCCATCGAACGTGAGGCTGGTCTGGCCAATGGCCTCGCCAGCGCCGTTGTTGATGTCGAAGCCGGTCATGCCGCCCGCGGTGTGGAGCGAGATGCCCGCCGATTCCTTGAGGCCGATGCCGAGAAGGTCGAGCAAAACGCCCTGACGCAGAAGGCTTTCGCCGCCCGCTTCGTTGACCTTCTGAAGCTGGAGCAGCTTGCGCAGCTTGGCGCCGGCGCTCGTGTCCATGACCAGGCTGACCTGGCCGTCCGAAACCGGGCAACCGTTGTCGACGAGGATTTTGCGAGCGTCGGCGATGACGTCGATGGTCGTGGCGAACGGGGTAGTTCCCGCCGTCCCGGTGGCGCGCGATGATGCGATGTACGCTGCGAGCGCGCCGTTCAATTCGATCTTGTTGGAGATGGCGCGGAACGCCTGCTCGATCTGGTCGCCCACGATCGTCGAATAGCCCGAGCCGTTGTTGACGTGCTTGGTGTCTTCACCGGTCCACGGAATCTGGATCGAGGCATATTTGTCGAGCACCAGGGTCTTCGAATCGACGACCTGATCGGTGCCCTGCGGAATGGTCATGCTCGGCGTGTCGGTCTCGTTGACCGCCTGGGCGCGAGTGAAGTGGGAGCGGACAACATCGTCTTTCGCGGCGCGCTTGGCGTCGGTGTTGACGGTGACCGATGATACGAAGCCGACCAATTCGCGACCGACCTTATCGGCGGCGAGAAAGATGTCGGCGGCAAGATTGGTGAGCGTGTTTGCCATTGGTGGCACTCCAGTTGCGACAAATCGGGGAAACCGCAGTCAGCGCAACTGACGTGAGCGGGTCCGGCGCAACCGGAGGCGGGGAAGGCGCAACCCTCCCCGCCGCATTCTATAATTCAAGCGAGCGGTTGTTCTTAGGGTCGCGGTCAGGTGGCCGCGTCGACGACCTTTCCGCCCTCCTTAGCGAACGCCACTTTCGCCGGGCCATCGGCGGCATCGAACTCGGTGCGGGTCATGGTCTTGCCCGTCTCACCGGTCTTGCCACCGCCAGCGCCACCGCCACCATTGACCGGCGCCGCGACGAACTTCTTGCCGACGTCGCTGCCTGCCCATTCCTTAATCGCGTCGGCCAACGGCTTGTCGCCATAGAGCGCCTTGCGTTCGTCGCCTACCGCCACGACCTTGATCTGGCCGAGATGCAGCGCCTTCGACGCGTCCAGATAAGCCGGGTCTGTAACGCCTGCCTTGGTCAACTCTGCAACGAGGCCATTCTCGGCGATCAGCTTGTGCGTCACCGTTTGCTCAGCCTCGAGTGCCTTGGTCGCCTTCTCGGCTGCGGTGGTCGCGTCCTTGCCCGCCCTCAAAGCGGCCGTCAGCTTGGTCTGCAAATCGTCGCGCTGCGTTTCGAGCCGCTCGACTTCGGCGGGATCGATCGTCTTGCCCTTCTTCGCCTCGCGCAGTTCCGCGATAAGCTCCTTGTTCTTCGCGTCGAGCTTCGCGGTCGCGTCGGTGATTGCTTCTTCAACAGCCGTCTTCAATGCAGCCTTCGTGTCGGGGTCTTCGGGGTCGAATGCCATGTCGTCTCTCCTGGTTAAAGGGCGGATAGTTGCTCAAGGGTAAGCTCGCGCCCGGTCGCGCTCACCAAATCTCTGACGGTTATTTTGCCGCGCCTGAACAGATCGGCGCGCGCCTTGCCGAGCACCTTGTCGGCGAATCCGTCGGGCTGGCGTTTGAGGAATTGGTCGAAGGTCGTTTTGCCGCCGACGGGCCCGCTCGCTGATGCGCGCTGACCAGCTTCCGGCTCATCGATGTCGAGGCCAATGTCGCGGAAGCTCTTGGGGATGGGCGACAGGACGCAGCGGCACGACCAATGCGCGGGCGGCGACTGATAATCGATTGTCGTGCCGGTCAATGGCGCACCGTCCAAATCCCAGGCTTGCCCGTCGAGCGCCGAGCATTGGACGCAGGTGTGGCTGTCGAGCGTCGAAAGCCAGCGCACCCCGGCGATGATCCGGCTGTTCTTGCGGAAGGTCGCCAGCCGAGCATCGTTTGCTGCAGACATAACCGAAGAATGGACAATCGCTCTGGCGTTCCGTCGAGCAACTTCCATAATTCCGGGTTCACCTCGTTTTCCCACGATCCTCTGAACAATACGCTCATTGGTCTCTCCATTGATAACCCCCTGACGCACCTGGGCCGCGAACTTGAACGCGGTGTCGTCGGCTTGCTTGGCCCACCATGCCGATGAAGGCGCGCCGTCGATCAGCACGTCCTTGGTCAGGCTGGCCAATGTCTCGGCGGTGACGCGCTTGACCGCGCCCACTGCCAGCGGTTCGATCAAATGCGCGCTGTGCTCGGCGACGATGATTGCGAGTGCGTGCGTGTCGAGCGACTTTGCCGCCGTTGCATAGGCCG